CCTAGATTTGCTACTGATCTAAATTCACCTAACGTCAAGAAGACTGGTAATATAGTTACTCTTGATTACACTGAGGTAGAAGATAGAAATCAACCATTCGCTACACGTCTTGAAAGTGTAAACCCATACATGTATAGAGATTGGAATGGTAGGTTACATCTTGATCCAGATCAGGATGTTTATATTGATAGAAATCAAGTATCCATAGAACAAGGTGTTGGATTCTCTAATGACTTCTTTTCACAGACTGAACCTCAACCATTCATGCGTGAGCAGAATATTGAGTTCAATGTAACTGTTCTAAAACCTGACACTAATCACTTCGCTTACTGGTCTGGTACAGATATGATTGAAAACTCATATGTCGTACCAAAACTATTAGAAGTAACACCTATTAGTGGTTCATTTGAAGTGGGTGAGACTGTAAGAGGTCTTGCTGTATCAACACAGAACGCAAGTCAGGGTGAGGACATAAGATTTAGACTTTGCACACCAAACCATAAAGCGGGTGCTTTCTCTAGTCCTAATCTTGTATACAATATAAACCCATACAGTCCTACAGTTGGATTATCATCTTCTTATTCTGAGACATCTACAGTCTTGAACGTTGACTGTGCGTCATTGAACCAGAAATCAGATGGTAACTTCTTCGGATTCATCACCAATGGTATGCTTTTGATAGGTGAGAATAGCGGAGCACAAGCAACTGTATCTAATGTCAGATTGGTAAGTGATGACATTGGAACATTACAGGGTTGTTACTACATTCCACCAAGTACATTCCAAGATGGTTCTAACGTTGCATTGATTACGCAAGTAAAACCTGAGAATAGAATACCTGGTAAAAACATATCGAATGCAGAGCAAGAGTTCTTCTCAGAAGGATTTGAAATTACAGAAACAACTGTAATAAGAACAGAACCAAACCTTCCTGTTCCTGTCATCAACAACATTACTAATGTTACCAATAATATCACTAATATAAGCAATATAACAAATGTCACTCATGTAGAAGATGACCCACTATGCCAGAGTTTTGAAGTCGGTGAAGACAATGGTATATTCATGACTGGTGTGGACTTATTCTTCCAGAGTAAATCTGAAGTTATCCCAGTAAACGTCCATATTGTTACTCTTGAGAATGGTTTCCCATCTCAAAAGATAATGAAGAATAGTCAAGTTGAACTACAACCATCTCAGGTCAATACATCTGATGACGGAACAGTTCCAACTAGATTCCAATTCCCTGCACCTGTGTATCTACCACGAGGTGACTATGCAATCTATCTCGGATCTCCATCTGCTGATTACGATGCATGGATATCACAAGTTGGTGAGAATGATATTACAACTGCTAATCTCAGTCAGTTCCAGCAAATTGTTGTATCTAAACAGCCCACACAAGGATCACTATTCAAAGCACAAAGTAATACCACATGGACTGCTTCACAGTTAGAAGACTTAAAATACATAACACACAAAGCAAAATTTGTAGAGGGCGATGGTACAGTTAGACTCTACAACCCACAATTAGGCAAGTACAATGAAAGAAACAAACTCGGAGAAAACCCAATCGAAACATTCTCCAAGCAAGTCTTTATCGGACTTGGATCGGGAACTGACACTCCGCACATCACAGAAGGAACAATTATATCGCAAAGCAATAACACGACTGCACGAGGAGTTGTTGGTGCAAAACTCTCTGCGATCTCGCAAGCAGCAAACTCACTCTCAATCACCAACGGTGGAGCAGGATACGAAGACAACAACTACGAAGTAACACTCTCTGCCATTACAGGTAGCGGTACTGGTGCTGTAGGTATTCTAACCGTATCATCTGGTGTAATTACACAAGCAACCATCAAGACTGATAACACAGGTAGTGGATATAACGTAGGTGATACCTTGACTGCAAACTTAGGTTCTAAGGGATTAGGTCAAGACTTGATACTTACTGTTGGTGTTACCACTGTAACCAATGCACTACAACTTACAAACTGTTCTGGTGCAGACTTCAATACTTCTGATACTATCACTATCATACCTTCTGCTGGTGCAGGATCTGGTATAGCATCAGCCCAGAATGCTATCATTCCTACAACAGTGACAGTGGATTCCAATCAGTATGATGGACAACACTTCAAGGTATATCATCCAAATCATGGTCATCATGATATTGGATCTGTAGTGACATTTGATAATATTACTGGTGATTCAGTACCAACAAAACTTACTGTAGGATATGCTGGTAGTGTTACATCTAATGTATCCGTAGCAAGTTCTACTGGATTCAACTTCTTTGAAGGTGCTCAAGTCTCCGCAAGTAATCCTGGTTACGCATTGATAGGGGATGAAATTATAGAGTATACCTCAGTTGGAACCAATGTTCTATCGGGAACAGTAGTACGTGGTGTCGATAGTAGTCTCGCTAGTGATCATGCGATCAATGATCCAGTGCAGAAATATGAGTTGTCTGGTATATCTCTTCGTAAGATAAACAAGGCACATAATATAACAGATACAAATTCTATACCAGATCAGATCTCACTTGATCACTACTATGTCAAGATAGGTGGAACTAAACTGTTCAACAAAGATAAAGTTGGTGGTGGAACTAGAGGACTAGCAACTACCAATATCATATTTGACACAGTCAATCCAAACATCAGTCATAGTGTACCTGTTGGTACTAAGATTACTGGTAAAGTAAGAACCATCACAGGTAAGAGTGTTGGTGGTACAGAGACACCTTACTTAGATAAGGGATTCCAAGATATCTCTCTATTCGGTAAAACTAATCTTGGATCAACAAGAATGATTGCTACTAGGGAAGTAGAAACAGCGAAGAGTACAATCCTTCCATTGCCTGGTGCTAAATCATTCACATTTGAAGCAACATTGTCATCTGACGATACCAATGTTTCACCTTCAATCAACGTATTTACAAGTTCTATTCTTACAGAATCAAATCGTATCAATAGACCAATCGTAAACTTCAAGATAGATAACAGATCAAATCTCTTAGAAGATCCACATGACTTTGTATATCAGACAAAAGAGATTGGATTAGAGAACCCATCATCTTCACTCAAAGTGTTATTTGCAGCAATGCGTCCACCTAGTGCTAACATGAGAGTTCTGTATCGCTTGAAGAGAGCAGACACATCAACGTTTGACAAAAAGTATGAACTATTTCCTGGCTTCAAGAATTTAGATTCTGCCGGAGATGTACTCAATCCAGATAACAATGATGGACAGTCTGACAAGAAAATTCCAGCTAGTTTGAATAATCAGTTTGTAGAGTACGAGTACACAGTAGATAATCTACCACAGTTTACTGCCTTCCAAATCAAGGTTGTATTCAACTCAACGAATCAATCTGAGTCTCCCGAACTAATGGACTTCCGTACAATCGCAGTCGCATAAATGTGCACAGAAGCACCCAGAAAAACAGCAAAGAGACTTATAAAAAAAGCAAAGAAACATCCAGAGCAGTATTCTGCATCTGAGGTTCTTTATGCTAAACTTATAAGAAAAGCAGAAAAGAAAAATGCCAATTAATGCATGGAGTTTAGCAGCAGAGGTTCTTGAGGGAACCCTAGATGAAACTTACCCCATTATCAAAAATGAAAAAAAGGATCAAAGTGAAGGATCATCCGAATCTGGAAAGAGATCCGAAGACTAATGCTATAGTCTCAACTGATAACTCTGGTTATCAGAAATATATGAATCAAAAAGAAATTATTCAGAGACAGCAAGATAGGATAGAGTATCTAGAATCTGAAATCATTGTTATAAAACAGATGTTGATGAATAAATAGATCTGAATATACTATTTCCTAATGGCAGTCCCAGTTGTAAATATACAAATTGAACAGGGGACTGATTTCTCTGCCACATTTTTTGTGTCAGATGCAAACGGTTCCGACCTCAATCTAGTCAATCACAGTATTGATGGTAAGATGAGAAAGCACCCAGAATCAGAAGGTTATATTGGTTTTGGTGTTACTTTTGGTGCCGAACCTCTTGATGGGAAAATAGTTTTATCATTGACTAATGCACAGACAGGTATCATTACTGCTGGCAGATATAATTATGATGTCATAGTAACCAATGACACTACCAGTAAGAAGACTAAGGTAATTACTGGTCAAGCACAAGTAAACGGAACTGTGTCCTAATGAGAGTTCGCCTTGCAAACAGTAGTTTTCATGTTCGTATAGGAAAAGGATCATCCTTCTCCAATGCTTCTGGACTCAAGGTAAAATTAGGAGGCGGTGGCGGTTCAGGCTCTGGAGGATCCGACGTGGAAAGACTATCAGAACTATCTGATGTTAACATAACTAACCTAACTTCAAGTACTAATAGGTTTGTTTTAGTTTATGATGCACCTACATCATCATTCAAATTTGTAAATCCTGATGAGGTAGTAGATGCAGCAGTTGGATCTGGAACGGTACCTGGTGGTGCTCCTGCGGCTGGAGGATTGTCAGCAGATTCCTTAGGATATATTGAGAACGAAATGGCAGATAGATTGGATAATGAAATAGATTTAGACGCTGGAACTTTCTAAATAGTAACATAGTGGCTGTCTTTACAGCCTTTTTTTGAAAGGTACATACCAAATAGAGAATGTTATAAACACAATACTCTAGGAGAGTAGTATAGAAAAATGCCCGCACCTATTTTAAAGTTTAAGAGGGGTAATCTAGTAGATTTACCCGCCTTACAAGCTGGTGAACCGGGTTTTACAGTCGACAAGTATGACTTGTTCGTCGGTATAAACTCAACCAGTAACGGCAACAAAATAGTTGGATCTGCAAGGTATTGGACAAGGGAAACCACAACAGCTGGTTCAGGTGTCAACCTAGTAGAAGGAACGAACAATGGCTCAAACGCCATAACAATCAAAGCACCAGCAAGTTTGGCTGGTGATCAAACATATATTTTTCCAGGTTCACCAACGTCAGGTGGTTTCCTAAGAAGTGATGGAAGTGGAAACCTAACTTGGGATACAGGTTCAGGATTTAATGGAGGATCATTCCCTCTAAGTGCACTAGACATAGATGGTGGTACTGATATAGGTGCTGCTATAGTTGATGCTGACGAATTTATTGTAGATGATGGTGGTAGCGGTACAAATAGAAAGGTAGACGCTTCAAGAATAAAAGATTACGTCTTGGGTGGCGGTCAAGGTGCTAACTTTAGTGCTATAAACGTCAGTGGTATTACAACTGCCACATTCCTCAAGTCCACTACAGCAGTTATTGGTGCTGGTCTGACAGTTACAGGAGCATTGGATGTAGATTCCACCTCTAACTTCGCTAACACCGTTACAATCGCTTCTGGTGGTGCTAACGTAACAGGTACAGTTTCTGCTACACAGTTCACTGGATCTGGTGCAGGATTATCTGCTGGTACAACACCTCTCTCAACATTAGACATTGACGGTGCTACTGATATCGGTGCTGCTATAGTTGATGCTGACGAGTTCATCGTTGACGATGGTGGAAATGGCACTAATAGAAAGGTAGACGCTTCAAGAATAAAGGACTATGTTCTTGGTGGTGGACAAGGTGCTAACTTTGCTGCTATCAAGGTATCTGGTATTGGTACAGTTGCATTCGTAGATGCAGAACAACTAAAGGTCTCTGGTGTTACAACCATGACAGGCACTTTAGATGTAAACGGTGCTATTGATGCTGACGGTGGAGTAACTGCCAATACATTACTTGTAGAAGATCTAACTAATGACCGTGTTCTTATTGCAGGAACAGGTGGTGAGGTAGAAGACTCTGCTAACTTGACATTCAACGGATCACAGTTAGGTATAACTGGTACTGTAAATGCTTCAAGCACAGTTACTGCTTCTGCATTCCACACTGGTGCTGAAGGATCAGCAATCAGAGTTACATCAAACACAATCTCAGGTCCTGCTACAATCACACTTGACCCTGCGGGTGTAGGTGATAACACAGGTAAGGTTGTAATCGCTGGTGACTTCCAAGTAGACGGTACAACAACTACAGTCAACTCAACCACTATGACAGTGGATGATAAGAACCTTGAGTTGGGTACAGGTGCTGCTAACGATGCTGCTGCTAACGGTGGTGGTATTACAATCGTATCTGGTGAAGGTAACAAGACATTCAACTTTGAAGCAACTGGGGACAACCTAGGATCTTCTGAGAACATAAACGTTGCTACAGGTAAAGCATACAAGGTAAACAACGTATCAGTTCTAAATGCAACAACTCTTGGATCAAGTGTCGTAGCAAGTTCTCTTACAAGTGTTGGTACACTTAGTGGATTATCTGTTGGTGGTACTGCATCTGTTACAGGTCAGATCACAGCAGGAGATCTAAGAAACTCTGATGATGGTCTAATACCTTTAGTTGGTGTTCAAACTGCTTCTGGTCACACAGGTTTAGTTACAGCATTCAAGTTCAGAGGATCTGGTCTTGATGACTTCATCGTTACAAACGGTGTTGCTGACGTTGTTCTAACTGGTGTTGCTGCAACAACATATACATCAAGACAGACACATACTGCTACACAAGGTCAAACTACTTTCACAGTATCTGCTGGATATTCAGAAGGATTCATTGATGTTTATCAGAACGGTGTTCGTCTTATAAACGGTACAGATTACGCTGCTGAAAACGGATCTACATTCGTTATGACAGAGGGTGCAACTGTAGGAGATGAGTTTGAATCAGTAGCATGGAAGACATTAGGTAACGTAGCAACTCTACAAAACCTAAACGTTGTAGACAATCTAACGGTTACAGGAGTCACGACCTCAGGTACATTTGTCGGTAATCTGACGGGAGACATAACGGGTTCTCTTGCCAATGCAACCACAAATACTCTACCTCTTGCTGTAATAGACATTGACGGTGGTACTGATATAGGTGCTGCAATAACTGATGGTGATCTATTCATCGTTGATGACGGTGCTGGTGGTACAAACAGAAAGACTGCTGCTTCCAGAATCAAGGACTTCGTTCTTGGTGGTGGACAGGGTGCTAACTTCTCTGCTATCAATGTTTCTGGTATAACAACCGCAACATTCCTCAAGTCAACAACTGCAACAGTTGGTGCTGGACTAACAGTCACAGGTGCATTAGATGTAGACGGTGGTGCTAACATAGCATCTGGTCTTACTGTAACTGGTGGTCTAACTGCTAACTCTGCTGCTGTATCTGATCTAACAGATGGAAGAGTTGTACTTGCTGGATCTGGTGGAGAACTAGAAGACAGTGCTAACTTAGCATTTGACGGTGGTACACTGACAGTTACTGGTGCTGCTGTTGTCACATCTAACGTGACAATCGGTGGAGACCTAACAGTCAACGGTACAACATCTCAGATCAATACCGTAAACACAACCATTGAAGATACATTACTTGAACTTCAGAAGGTTGATGGTGGTGCTCTAAGTTCAGACACCAACAAGGACGTTGGTTTAGTCTTGAACTACTACAGTGGATCTGCTAAGAAAGCAGCGTTCTACTGGGATGACAGTGCTGCAAGATTTGTTCTTGCTGGAGAAGCATCTGAGACATCTGGAGTCATGTCACCAAGTGCATACGGTGGATTAGAGGTAGGTTCCTTATACGTGAATGATTGTGCAGGACAATCACAAGTTATTTCATGTTCTGGAACAACGAGAAGTCTGGAGAATATAACAGTAGACGGTGGCTCGTTCTAACACGAGTAAAAAGTGATATAATTAGGGGTGTATACACACCCCTTTTTTTATGGATCAAGTTCAAGAACTACAACAACTATTACAAATCTATATCAGACGTTTGAATGAAGAGACATCAAAGTCAATAGCATTTGAAGCAAGAATAGTGCAGTTGATAAATCAGATAAACTCTATGCAACCAGAAGGTAAGGATGCTGGTAATTTTACAGCACCTAAAAAGACTGTAGGGAGAGGTAAGACATCGAAGTAATGGACTCGTATTTCAATGGAATCTGGAAAGACACGAATTATCAATTTCTTAAGTATAGCGGCTATAGTCTGGTCGATTACGTTAATAATCAGAGACCTGATAGCGTCCTAGATGTAGGATGTGGTTACAATAGACTCAAGGGAAAGATACATCATCTTATAGGGATAGACCCCTATAATGATTGTGCTGACATGAAAATATCGTTAGAGCAATTAGTGACAAATCCAGATGACCCCATATATGAGAAGAGTGCATTTGATATAGTGTTGTGTCTAGGGTCTATAAACTTTGGTAATGAGAAGAATATTGATAACCAACTAAGGTTATTGCATCCATTGTTTAGAAAGGAGATGATATTCAGAGTCAATCCTGGCATACCACATAGAGGTGTAGAAGGTATCGAATGGTTTGGGTGGTCACAGAAAAAGATATACTCAGTTGCAAGAAAGTATAATTATTTTGTAAAAGATCTAAAAATGGAATACACAGAACAAAACGATCTTAGATATTACTTCGTATATGCCAAATAAAGTACCACTTCTGATGAATGGAGGAGTATCCTTCGCTGCTACCACACCATTGTGGTACACATTGCAGTGGGATAATAAGATATGTCATACTGGGAATCGTAAGAAGACTCACTGGTTGACTATTCTACAGTTCATGGAAGCAGAGAAGTATGGTTATAAGCAATACGTAGATCAGAATGGTAGAACATGGCACGATTGGGCAAGAAAACATCAACAGACACCTTTTGAATCACCATCTACATCAAAACCAGACTTTCTACAGAAGTCAACTTTTACATTAGAAGAGGAGATAGAGTTATATTCATTACCAACATCCCTTGAAAAGTATATTGAATATTTTACAAGACATTATCATAATTTGAATGGTGAGTACAAGTATGTTGCTGACTTCTCCAATAAGATCTGCTGTTTACATCCAGAGTTCTTGATGGATATACGTGACAGACTACTAGAAGCATTTGACATAAAGGTAACTCTACTTTTTAGAGACCCAGTTCGTAGAATATGGTCTAACTGTAAATGCAATATGGATAAGGTGTTTCGTAAATCAGCAGATAAGAAACCACAGTGGCACTATGATAGGATGTATCAATATCATGTAGATGCATGGGGTGAAGAGAATGTTTATCCAATTATAATGGAGGATGTGTGGCAAGATCCTAGTGGGTTAGCAGACTTCTTAGATGTAAAGATTGACAAGATGCATAGGAATTGTTACTGGCCAGAGAGAGGTCTGGATATACCAAAGTATGAATGGTTGAGAGATCAATGGCAATGGGAGGTACGACCTGTACCATATGATTACTTGAGGGAGAAGTTAGATTTTCTATATGTAAATTTTGAAAAGAAGTTTGGGTACATACCTAAGGAGTGGCGTAAAAGAGAATTTGATATATGAAGATACCATTTCTCTTCAACGTTGGGTGTGCATACTGTGCCACCAGTCCACTATGGCGTACTCTCCAGCACGATACAAAGTATCTGCATACAGGACATCGTAAGAAGACACACTGGTTATATGTCTTACAATACCAAGATCAATTTCAGTGGAATAGGGAGCAGCAAGATAACAAAGGTGCTCTAGCAAGTTACAATAGATGGCAGGGTAGAGCATCTAAGTTTCTTGCAGTACCAAGAGGACATCTGATAAGTGATGACTCAAGAGAAGAGACAATGTTTACTAGAGAAGAGGATAACTATTTCTTTTCTTTACCTACATCTATAGAAAAATATATTGAATATTACAAAAGACATTGGGACTACTTGGATGGAGAGTATAAGTCAGTAGGTGATTTTTCTAACAAACCAGCAATTATGGATGAGGATTACCTCTGCTATCTTCGTGATGCACTGTCTGATCACTTTGATATCAAGGTCACTATGATCTTTAGAGACCCTGTTCGTAAGATATGGTCTAATGCATTTACTCAGTATGACAGGATTTACACACCTAAAGGTAATGTGCAAAAGTCATCATTGTACCATGAGATATATGAAAAGCATGTCAGAGTATGGGGTAAGGACAAAGTATTCCCTATGGTGATGGAGAGAATATGGGAAGATCCTACTGAGTTATCTGATTTTTTGAATCATCCGATACCAAAAATGCACAGAAATGTATATTATCCTGAGAGAGGAACTGATAGAGATGAGTTTTCTGAGTTTCCTGATCAATGGGTAAATGAAAAGAATCCTATAGACTATGACAGGATGCGAGAAGAGTTTGATTGGTTATATAAAAGTTATGAAAAGACATTTGGAGAGATACCAAGTGAATGGTGTAAAAAAGATATAGATAAATAACAGTGTAGATAAGTTAAATACAATGCTTTCTGGAACCGATTTCGTCAAGAAGATCAAAGAGGGAAACAAAGAACTATTTGAAGCATCACGCTCAAACGTTCGTCGTTTCTTCGCTTCCAACCCAAGTGATGAGTATCTAGTCGAGCATTTTCGTGGACGCATGGTCAACGAAGCTCAGAATATGTACGCTATCGCTGGTCAGGTTGCCACCGCAGATCCTTCTACAGACGTAAAAGACTTAGAACTTCTAAGCCGTCAAGCTATGGACGAAGCAAAGCACTTCCGCATGGTAAAGGAAGTTATCGAGCACATCACAGGAGAAGAACTTGATGTTGCTGCTGCATTCAAGGCAGAAGCAGAAGCTCCACAGGCAAAAGGTGCATCACTTTTAGATAAGTACGAAGCATCTAACGATGAAGCTGCACTTGCTGCATACCAACTGGTAGCAGAAGGAAGAGCAGAAGCAGTATGGAATGAAATGGCAGAATGTGTAGAAGATAAGTTTATCTCTTCACGTTATGCAACTATCGCTAAAGACGAAGGATTCCACTCAAACCTAGGTGGAAGAGCACTTTCAAAATTAGTTGAAGGTAGCGAAGCACTTCAGTCTCACGTACTTGCTTTAGTAGAAAAAATGAGAGCAGACCTCTTAGAGATCAGCAATCAGAACACTGCTACTCCTCTAGCCGTTGTCTAAAGGTCTTACGTCCTTTACGGATCTCATTATCTAACCAATGTTCTTTGATGGGATAGACATACTTATGATTGGCATCGACAGTTACAAAATTGTCGATGCCTTCTTTCGTTACAGGGAACTCTAATATTCTCCCTAGGTACTCCATGTACCTTTCTTTGTATAAGAAAAATGCCTCGTGGTCTATGAAATGGTGTCTAAGATCTGCATAGTAATCTAGTGCAATATCCATAGTCACTTCACCACCAACTCTTTTTTGCTGTAGTTCGTTTATATTTCTATCTCTACATACAACCGCAATGATCGGTTCTACTCCCATGGTGACTGCTCTGTAAGCAACCTCCCTGATCTTTGGTGTGCGTCTGACACCATCATAGAAGAATGGTACAGATACATTTACACAGAAGAAGTCTCCTTCTGGGAATTCTAATTCCTCTGGGTATACCCAGTATCTGGCAAATGGTTCCTCATCACTTGGCACCCAATAATTATCTTTGAGTGCATCCCATCCTTTGACCATGGGGTGTGCTGAGAGAAGTCTTGCGAAGAGATGGTTACCAGAACCCTGTGGTCCTGTAACGATTAGTAATTTTTTACTCATAGGTCACCCACTTTTGATCTTCAGTAAGGTCGATGTTTGCAGTGTTTCCTGTTCCTACAGGATCAAATGAATTTTCTGGTTGACAGCATGGTGGTTCTGAACCCTCATCATACGCATGATCTGTTTGCTTATAGTGCGGTTTATCTGGTAAGTTTGGATTCCATGGAGATGGACATGCTGTTCTATTGCAGTCGTCTAGAGGACTGTCTTGTATGTAAGAAATATATTTGTCATTAGCATCCAATTCTAATATCTCACTGATCTTATCTCTCTCGTACCATGCGACTGGCATGCCGATATCTAAAGATTTTAGGTACTCCTCTTTGTAAAGGTACAGAAGTTCGTAACTGAGGAAAACAGGTTTATAAAAACCAGACAACTGATCCAAGAAGTACCTAACCGTAGACTCTCCCCTAAGTCTCGTCTGCTGATGTCTGAGAATATTCTGGTCGCGTCCGACCACACAAATTCTCACCTTTATCCCAAGTGACTCGACCTTATTTGCAAACTGCATGATGTTTGGACATCTTATAGTCCCTAATTCCTTGATGCCGAGTGGGACACTAACCGAGGTAAAAAAATATTCGCTTTGTGACCAATCAAATTCGTCAAGTAACTCTGGATCTTTCCAGTACTTAGCGAAGGGTTCTGATATACGGTGTGCCTCCCAGTAATTATCCAGAAGACTTTTCCACCCAAAAACATCCTCGTGTAGTGAGAAGATTTTTGACCACAGATGGTTGCCCGATCCTTGAGGTCCTGTGAGTATCACGAGTGTCTTGTCCATACCTATAAATTGAAACCCATACTAATTATAACACATAAATACTGCTGTGACAGTCTTTACTGTTTTTTGACAGGTATATACCACATTAGGAATGGCAAGTCCAACAATTAAGATTAAGCGATCTAGTGTCGCTGGAAAGGTACCGCATTACCCTACAACGCTTGATGTAGGTGAGTTTGCAATCAACACTGCTGATGGAAAGGTATTCATAGCAGCAGGAGTTGGTGCGGGAGTAACTGTAAGGGAAGTAGGAATATCAACTGCTCAAGTACTCGCTTCAGGTATAGGTACATTTAGTTCATTAGTAGTAACTGATGAAGGACATGCGATTGTTGGTATATCTACAGGTTCAGCAAAAGTAGAGACAGCAATAGATGCTGGTAATCAATGGCATCACGTAGGATTTTTAGATAATAGAACTGGATATCAAAAGGTAAAGACAAACGGATTGACATACAATCCAAACACTGGAAAGTTATATGCTGGTATAGGAAGTTTTGGTGCTATCACAGGTAATCTAACTGGTGATGTCACTGGTAATCTAACAGGTAGTGTAAATTCATCGGGTATTTCAACCTTTGCTAGTGGACAACTAGAAATTAATCGCAGTGGTGGTAACACATATATTGATAATAAGACTGGAAATCTTGTCATAAGAAACCAACAAAGTGGTACAGATGATGGTGGTGACATATACTTCGTTGCAAAGAGTGGTGAGTACGGGATGCTGATAGCAGATGATTCAGCAGTATATTTGTATTTTGATGGATCTGCTAAGATGCGAACCGATTCCAACGGTATCTTGGTTTATGGTAATGTAGCACTATCAGGCACTGTAGACGGAAGAGATGTAGCAGCTGATGGTACAAAATTAGACGGTATAGACTCTAATGTCAGTAGCGTAGTAAATTCCACTCATGGTCTTACTGGTAATGTAAACTCAAGTGGTATAAGTACTATATCAGGGTTCACGTTCCCCTCAACCGACGGGAGTGAAGATCAGGCACTTGTTACTGATGGAAATGGTTCACTGTCCTTCAAGACTCTATCAGGTGGTGGAGGTGCTGTAGGTGGTGCTACAACTATTAGTTCATCAAATACTGTAGCAACACAAGGACAAACAGCATTTACTGCACCTAATGTATTTGATGATGGTGAGCAAGCAACTGCATTCTCTGTCTTAGTAACTCTGAATGGTGTAAAGATGAGACTGGGTGCATCTGCTGACTATCAACTATCTGCACCACAAACTGTCAATTTTAACTCTGGGGTGAACATAGGTGACAATGTACAAATTACTGTCTATTTTGGACACACGTTTGAAGAAGAGTTATTTACAGCAACGCAAAATCAAGCAACATTTACGCTTGCTGGATCTCTCGCTGCTGCTAAGAACTACAGAGTTTTTCTCAATGGGGTCAGACTCAGAAGAGATATTGACTATCAAGCGTCTGCTGCTGTTGTACTGGCTCAAGCTTGTGCAGCTGGAGATGAGGTGGATATATGCTCAGATCAAGCCGAAGACCAACTAACTGCTTCTGATGGACAGTCTGCATTTGCTCCATCAAACTCTGATACATCTTCTGATAATATGGAAGTATATCTGAATGGTGTGTTACTACAAAAAACAGTTGACTGGACTATAGGTAGTCCTGCTGTAACAATAATCAACCCTGCGACTGGTCTAGATGTAGGTGACGAGTTGGATGTAGTCGTAAGACGTTCATAAATACAGGAAAGTATATCATAAATGGCTAACCCTGCAACGAGAGAAGAATTAGTAAAGTATGCGAAGAGGCAGTTAGGTGCACCCGTACTTGAAGTCAATGTTGCTGATGAGCAAGTCGAAGACTTGATGGATGATGCTATCCAGATATATCAGAACCGTCACATGGACGGTGTTGAATTGATGTATCTAAAGCATAGGATCACACAAGATTTTTTAGATTCAATCAAAGCGTCAAATATTGCTGGTTCTTCTACATCTACTGGTATTACAACAACTACTGGTACTGCTAATATAACTGGAATAGGAACTACAACATTCAACTTTGTAGAGAATCAAAACTTTATACAGATACCTGATGCAGTCATAGGTATAGAAAGAGTATTCAAGTTAGATAACAGATTGATCAGTACAAACATGTTCAATATCAATTACCAGTTGATGTTGAATGATGTATACTTCTTTAGTTCTATGGAACTTATGGGATATACTTTGACGAAGAGATACTTAGAAGATCTAGACCATATACTACACCCAGAGAAACAAATTAGATTCAACAGACGACAAAGTAGATTGTATCTGGATGTTGATTATTCCAGCATGCAACCCAATGACTGGTTGATTATCAGATGTTATCGTGTATTGAATCCAAACGATTATACTAAGGTATACAACGATCCATTCTTGAAGAAGTACTTCACTGCATTGATGAAGAAGCAATGGGGTCAGAATCTCATCAAGTTTGCGGGTGTAAAATTACCTGGCGGTGTAGAACTAAATGGTAGACAGATATACGAAGATGCTCTAGGAGAGATTGATAATCTAGAGAGTAAGATGGCAAATGAATATGAATTACCACCACTTGATCTAATTGGATAATGGCACTAAACCCCTTCTTTCAGCAAGGTACTCCGTCTGAGCAAAATCTTGTTCAGGACTTGATAAACGAACAGATCCGAATGTATGGGGTCGAGTTTGTTTACATGCCAAGAAACTTTGTGAATGTAAAAACTATAATGAGAGAGGTCTCTAGTTCTACTTTTGACCAATCAATTCCTATTGAGGGTTACATTGAGTCATATGAAGGGTTCGATTCTGGATATAATTTACTAACAAAATTTGGTGTAAGATCTACTGCTGAGATGAAGATTGTGATATCTCAGGAGAGATATAAGAATGTGGTGTTACCTCTGGTACAGACAGGTTTAGCAAATCCAACTGACCGTCCTAATGAAGGTGACTTACTATACTTCCCATACAGAGACTTACTACTAGAAATCAAATATGTAGATGATGTTAGTCAATTCTATCAGTTACGTAAGAACTACACATACACACTTACCTGTGAACCATTCGAGTACGAAGACGAGGTTATCGACACTGGTATTGGTGCAATAGATGATGACATGGCAACTGTCGGATATGATGCAACATTGAAGTTAGTTGCTGTAGGTAGCACTGCGAGCATGATAACAACAATTGTGAATGGAGGTATTGGAAGGATCGACCTCCTAAACGGAGGTACAAACTATACTGCTGACCCACGTGTCAAGATCAATCCTCCTGTAGTATCTACTGGTATCACTGCAACTGCTGTTGCTATTACAACTACTATAGGATTCACTGAGAGTAGAAGAGTACAAAGTGTATTCATAACAAATCCTGGTGCTGGATATACCACACCACCTACAGTTCAGTTCTTGCCTGATGATGGTAAAGGTAGTGGAGCAACAGGAGTAGTTGCAATATCTACCACTGGAGGTGTGGGTGTTGTTACTATAACCAATGTTGGTACTAAGTATACTGTTCCCCCAACTCTTACGTTTGACAGCCCACCTGGTGCAGGTACAACTGCAACTGCTGTTGCTGTACTGAATGATACTGGTGGAGTTGGTGCTGTACGTATTACAAACGCTGGTTCAGGTTATGCAACTGTTCCAAGTATAACTGTCTCTGCTGCTGGAACCATAGGTGTTGGTACATTCTCCTTTGGTGAAATCATTACTGGTCAGTCCTCACTTTCAACTGCATTTGTTACATCATGGGATGCTCCCTCTCTCACTCTTACTGCAAGAAATCT